ATCCACCAGTTAGGTATAAGATGCAAGCAGGAGATGGGCTATTATTTAGAACAGATTTATATCACGCAGTAATGCCAGTAATAGGAAACAAATTCTATGTTCGTCAATTCCTAACAGCCATGTTTAAAGAAGATTTTTTAAATACAAAAAATTCTATGTCAGAAGAAGATTTTGAAGCATTGCTTAAAGAAAAAGAAAAAGAAGGTTTTGCTAAATATGGATGGCAGTGTAGAGTATTTAATTCTAAAGAAGAAATTGGTAATGGCGGAAACCCAAATCAGATAACTTGTGTAATTAAAGCAGTTGACTAGAATTATGGTATACTAATATCATGAAATGTGACTTTTGCGAAAACCCAAAGTATGTAGAGCGTATTAACTCTAAAGGCGTACTTGAAAATTTTTGTACACATTGTATTGAGAAGTTAGTTCAAAAAACAAAGGCTGGAAAGTGAAGACAATCATTTGGGTAGGCGTTATAGCTATCCTAGTACATATATGCGGAATAATTCTGCAAGTTTATATGCGCTAGGGGATATAGCTTAATCTGGTTAAAGCAATTGTCTTATATACAATCGACTATCGGTTCAAATCCGATTATCCCTACAAAGGAGGTCAATATGAATTGGCTTCAAGCATCAATTATATTCGGACCAGTAATTGTTTTACTGATCGCATTCTGGAAGGACATAAAGTGAAAAAGATTTGGGCATTGGTAACTATAATTGCGACAGCAATTCTCTCTGGAGCTATGCTATCTAGATTCTTAAATTGGGCGGGAAACGTAGAAATCTTTGATTTCGACCTAGATGAAGATATAGATCAAGAATCTAATCCCTTTGCATAGTTATATACATACTCATCAATATCAGATATAGATCTAATTGCTTCAACTTCTTCAGCGGTCAAAGACTCATATAAAAGTCTAGAGCTGTTGTTCACATTGATCTTATGGTTCACCCTATCCTTTTCAAGGTAACTTGGAACAGGAAGATCCATATCCTGTAATATACTTCGCATTGTGTCATTTGGGTTAGTTGATTCTAATATGAATTTATTGACTCTCTTACTTCGCCGCACTGCACTATTAATATTAATTTCAGTTGACTGCAATATATCCTTACCATATACATCTGAATGACTAACTAGATATCTAGACATATTGTTAGTATATAGATTTACATTCTGCATAAATGCTTCTTTATCTGGGAGATCATTACTATAATATTTTGTTTCTGATTTGTTGGCTGACTTAAATTGATCACAATACTTGCTAACTATTTGTTTTACTGGATCTCTAAATGTTGATGCTACATATGTATCTTTATCTATTTCTGGATGCCACCCCGTTATTAAAGGATTGCTATATTGGTCCCACATATTAAGAAATTCAATGCCATGTTTATTAAGCTCATCTTTTAATGGTGAGTACATGTTGCTTATGAAGTATTTAGATCCTGTTTTAGGTATCTGTAAATAATAAAAAGACTTGTAAGCCATTCTAAGACCCTCTTTTATTGATTTGCATACTTTGGGATAGATCATATGTTCTAAAATTGCTATATGGCCCTTTGAGGGCTTTTAATAACATTTGAAAATGTCTTCTACCGCCGCACTTTTCGCACTTTCGCACTATATGCTCAATTACTTCTTATATTTAAGTTTATTTACTTCTTTATGAGTGTTGTCGCAATAAGGAAAGTCAGCAGAGTCCCCGCATATGCATTTCTTTTTGCAGAAAGTTGTTTCAGGATAAACAGTGTTATTCCAGTTTATGATTTCTTTTGGATCTGTCATGAATGGATGTTTAGATGGATCAAATAGCTCATATGTTCCTGGAGCGTGTTCCTTTTCCATGCAGAAGTTAGAGTATGCAAATCTAATCCCACTTGTTATTTTCCTTACTCCATGTTCCCAGGGATGAGTTGCTCCATGGATTGCTACATCTCCAGGTCTTACGTCTACCTGCAAGCAATCATCAGGATCTCCTGGTCTATCTTTAATTCTTCCATCTGCTTCAATATTTGGATAAAATATTTCTCCGCCTTCGTAGTCTCCCATATAGGCAACTACTCCATGGCTTAATCTGCAGCAAGTTGACCATCTGTCTAGTTGAGTTAGGTCATGTTCCATGTTCATTCCTGGACTGTCGGCATGTACAAACATTCCTTCATCGCCAGGACGCATTACATTTACAAATAGCTGCGGATGAATGTAGTGTTCTGGATAAAGCATCATTGAAAGCCTGTCCCAGATTGGTTTTAGCTCAGGCATTGATGGGCCAGTCTTGTCCTTGTACCAGTCTATATACTGATCTCTAAATACAAATGCATCTTTTGAATCTTTGTAGGTAGCCTCATGCTCTCTCATTAAACGCATGATATTTTCATTTTCTTCTGGTGTTATAAAGCCTCTGTAAATCCAGACCTGCTCTGCAACTTGCTCCACCTTTGGATTATCTGTAAACATTATTTTTTACCAACTATTCTTTTTAATTTAGAAAATATTTTTGAGAAAAATAATTCAATCTTTATTTCTGACATAGATTCTTTTGGTTCCCCAGCAGCGTAAAAACTGCTTTTATATCTTGGGTTCCTTGATGCTTGTGAAAAATGATCCCTGGCCATATTAATATAATTATACCATCAGGAATGTAAAAAACCCCCTTCGGAGGCGGATCCAAAAGGGGGCTTTACAATTGGGAGACGAGTCTCGACCAACACTTTATTATAAGTTAATAAAGATTCAATGTCAAGGAATAATTACGCCTTTTTCAACAAGTGTGTCATACATGTTGTTCATCTGCCATTGCAAAAATGGCTGATTCTTAATAATCTGCTGTTCAACATCTGCAATATCTGCACCACTGGACACACCAGCAAATCTTGTATCGTTATTTAATTTTTCAAGCATTAAAAGTACTACTTTTTCTTTTTCCATTTTATTCTTCCTCGTTTGGTCTAAATGATGGGGCTGGTCCTAGTAGATAGCCCTTATTATGATATTCTACCATTTTTTGCGTGTCTTCTCCACCAACAATTTTATTGGACATCAGAGTTAGCAAATCGTATATCCTATGTAGCATTATATAATTTACCATAGGAAGGTTGTCCTCTAAATCAGAGGTATTTATTTCATTCAGGTCTTCCTGCATCTAACCAAAAAGCCTCTCTACCCATTGCATCGGTTACCCGCATTGGGGCCGATTCGTTTTCTAAATTACAAATACAATTATCTTCACACATTTTTATGTTTATTTACCTCATCGACTATTTTTTGATAGCTAGCTGAACCAAGTGCTTTTTTATAGTCACACTCTAGGCAATATAAGTATACCTCATCTAAAAGGTTTTGATTTGAAAAAAGAAGGGATTGGTCTACTGGGCATAAAAGCTTTTCAACCAATCCTTCTTCTGACATGGAGATGTAGGTTGATACATACTGTACCCTCATCCCATCTCCTTTACTTTGTCGGAAATTTTAAATAAAATTCCTTAGCTCTTGGGGTCATACCCTTCCAAGCCGACCAATCATTTCCGCCATTGGTCATGTAGTACGTTATCTCTGCGTTTGTTACTGGGTCGAATAACTCCTTGTTACTCTGTAGATCAAATTTCTCAAGTCTTGTAGGACCAAGATTTCCAATCATGTTTATCTGAAACAATCCGTAAGAACTATCTCCTGTATTCTTATTCCCGTTATATGCAAGCGGTCTTCCATTAGATTCACGCTTTGCTATTGACCATGCTTTCTTAAGGCCTAGTCCTTCGAATCCTACAGTCTTAAGTAATGTTACTAACTCTTCGTCTGTAAGCATCTCAGATGGCTTGTAAATCTCTTTACTAAAACTATCTAAGACTTCTTGCTTTAATTGGGCTTCAGTTTTCACTAAAGGTTTTACAGTCAAAGCATTTGCTGGGCTTCCAGAAAACAAAAACAGTGTTGTCACTGCTATTATTGTCCAGTCACGAACCAAATCGCTAAACTGTTGTTTTATATTCTCCATTGGCATTTCCTCCTATAGAGATAACGAACTCTAAGAATAGCATTGAATATAAGTAACTGTCAAGTTAGTTAACTGAAACTATATCTCACATACTGATACTTATAAAAGTATTTTTTGCCCCTAGACCATTAAATAAAAGTTTGATACACTAGGACTTCATTCAAAATTAGCACCGCAAGGCGGAGAAAAGGTCGTATAATAAATGTCACAAACTATTGAAAATCCTTATGAAAACTTTATTGCTTTATCTAGATATGCAAAATGGGTAGAAGCAGAAGGTCGTAGAGAAACATGGGGAGAGACAGTAGATAGATATTTTTCATTTATGACTAACCATTTAAAGACAAACCATAATTATATTCCAAATGAAAAGCTAGTTGCGGAATTAAAAGAGTTTGTATTTCAACGAAATGTTATGCCGTCCATGAGATCTGTAATGACTTCTGGAGCGGCACTTGAAAGAGATAATGTAGCTGGGTATAACTGTGCTTTCTTGCCAGTAGATTCTCCAAGATCATTTGATGAAACAATGTATGTACTAATGTGTGGAACTGGTGTTGGATTCTCTGTTGAATACAAGTATATCAACAAGCTTCCCTCCGTCCCAGAAAAACTTGAAAAGTCAGATACAGTAATTGTTGTAGAGGATTCAAAGCAAGGTTGGGCAAAAGCCTACCGTGAGTTGCTTGCACTTCTATGGACTGGTCATATTCCAGCAATTGATGTTTCTAAGGTAAGGCCAGCAGGTGCACGTCTAAAGACAATGGGCGGAAGATCATCTGGACCACAACCACTCATTAATCTTTTTGATTTTACTATTGCAAAGTTTAAGAATGCAGCAGGAAGAAACCTAAAGCCAATTGAGTGCCATGACATCATGTGCAAGATTGGCGAAGTTGTTGTAGTTGGAGGAGTTCGACGCTCAGCAATGATTTCTTTGTCTAACATTAATGATATTGAAATGGCGCAAGCAAAAGCAGGAAATTGGTGGGAGAATAGTCCACAAAGAGCTTTATCAAATAACTCTGTTGCATATTCACGCAAACCAGAGATGGAACAATTTATAGCAGAATGGAAATCTTTATATGACTCTAAGTCGGGAGAACGAGGTATATATAATGTGGCCGCAGCTCAGGCCCAGGCAGCAAAGTTTGGAAGAAGAGATCCAGATATACACTACGGAACTAACCCATGCTCAGAAATTATTTTACGTCCTTATCAGTTTTGTAATCTTTCAGAAGTCGTATTACGTGAAAACGATACAAAGAAAGATATCCAGCGCAAAGTTGAGCTTGCTACAATTCTTGGTACATGGCAGTCAACATTAACAGATTTTAAGTACCTGCGAAAGATCTGGAAAGATAATACAGAAGAAGAAAGACTGCTAGGTGTTTCCTTAACTGGACAATTCGGACACAAGTTTATGTCAGGCAAAGAAGACATTATTGCTCTTGAGGCATTCTTAATGTCAATGCGTGATAAAGCAAGAGAAGTAAATAAAGAAGAGTCTTTCAAAATAGGTATTCCAGAATCGGCAGCTATTACATGCG